TCAGCCGGCGGCGACCTTCGGCGTTTCGGCCGACGCTGACGCCAGTTCGATTACCTCGGCCGTTCGCAGATGCGGCTGCACCCAACGCGCAAGGTGATCGGCTGACAGATGCGCGTAGCGCTGCACCATCTCCAACGTTTCCCAGCCGCCGAGCTCCTTGAGCACCTGCAACGGCGTGCCGCGCTGCACATGCCAGCTCGCCCAGGTGTGCCGCAGATCGTGCCAGCGAAAATCGCGAATGCCCGCTCGCTTCAGTGCCTTTCGCCATGCCGCCGTATTCGGCTGTCCGATCGCTGAACCGCGGTAAACGAACACGCGTTCGATGTGCTCGGCGGCTCGCCGTTTCGACAACTGGCGACGCAGCACATCAACCGCCGTGTCCGACAGCGGCACCGTGATCGCCTTCCTTGCCTTCGCCTGGTCCGGGTGAATCCAGGCGACGCGGCGAGCGAGGTCGACCTGCGACCATTCCAGCCCCGTTACATTCGAACGGCGTAAGCCAGTCTCGAGGCTGAAGCGCGCCATGTCGGACAGATGAGCCGGCAACTCGGCGAGCAAACGCTCGGCTTGGGCCGGGGTGATCCATCGCACTCGCTTGGGTGTCGTTTTCCGCCGCTTCAACACCGGCGCCCGGTCGAGCCATTCCCATTCGACAGCAGCATGGAGAACCGCCATCAGCACTCCAATGACCCGTCGCACGGTTCCTTCGCCGATCGTCCCGCCGATCGGCTTGGGGCCGTTGCGCGTCCGGACAACGCGCGGCTCGCAACGCTTCGCGTGTGCGATCGCGTCGACTCGATCCCGGTCGATATCCGCGAGTGCGACGCCGGACAGATGCGGATCGAGCCATCGCAAATGTGTCTTCGATGTTTCCAAACTCGAAAGTCCCTCGCGATCGCCAACGTATCGTACGACGGCATCGTTCCAGAGATAGCGCGGCTTGTGACCGAGCTTTGCTTGGTTCCACAGCTCTACTTTCAACCGATCGTAGAGCTCCTGCGCGTGTGCCTTGTTGCTGGTTCCAGTGCTGCCCTGTACGACCGGACCGCCGCCCGGTGGGGTAAGGCGGTAATACCAATTTGGGCTGTTATTACGTTTGTAGAGCGACATTCTTTTACTTCCTCTTGCTGATCGCCCTGCACAACTCGCGGGCCCCATTCTCCGGCGAGGTAGCGCTGCAGGGCAACTGTCGAAAACATCCACCGCTTACCGACCTTCCGGCCAGGTAATTCGCCGGCCTTGGCTTTCAGGCGCACCGTCTCTGGATGTGCGCCGAGCATCGCCGCTGCGGCGAGCAGGTCGACCGTGCTCATTGGCGTTTCACCTGGCTTCGATGCAGGGGGGGCACACGCAGCGCAATTAGTGGACTGATGGATTGCAACGAAATCTCTCATAACTATTTGATTTGTAAGGTTTGTGTGCGCCATCAATCGCCATCATTCAGGCATGGCACCACTGAAAAACTCGTGGCCTAAAAAATAGGCAGCGTCCGTAACTGATGGCAAAACGCCTGTAACTCGTGGCAGTCCGTTCCAGCCTATGCCTTGCCCTTCCTCGCGTTCTTTCTCTTTCTTTTTCAATGAAATAGAGAGAGAAGAGAGAAGGACGGCGGCGGCCAGCGCAAAAACCGGACTCATGGCAAAAGCGGCTCGACTAGTGGCAAATCGGGGGAGACTCGCGGCGGCACTCGCTTCAAGAATCAATGACTTACGAGCAGACACCATCGAAATCCACGATTCGCGTGCGCTGCCTGCCCGGTCGCTGTGGAAAAATCCGCCCGCGCTGCCCCGCTTCCTCTTGGCTCGCGCTGTTTCCCGGCCGTTTCGACTCGTGGGGGGAAAGGGGGGACGCGACTGAAGCGGCGGCTGCGGGGCGGCGTGCGCCGACTGCTGCGCGCATCGGCGCACGCGGCGGAAACCCGATTCCAGGGCCGCTACGCGGCCGGAAAGGATGACGGAAGGGGCACGGCCGCACTGCGGCCGCGACGGCTGAGAAGGCGTCATGCGTGGCTCCGCTGGAGTGCGTCGGTCGCCAAGTCTTCGCGCACCGATACGTGGAGGCCGAACGCGGCGAGGCGCTCGAGCGAGACGGGCGTGAGGTAGGGCACACGGCGGGTGTAGATGCGCCGCTCGACTTCCTTTTCGCCGACCACGACGCCGGCGTGCTTGAGCTGCGTCTTGAACACGCGATCGGACTTCACGGGCAGGCCGTTCCATTTGTCGCGCAGCGCGCTCGTATGCGCGAGGTGGTCCATCACGTGGCCTGTGCGCAGCAGCAGGCAGAATTCGCCGTCGACCGTATCGAAGGTGTACGGGTGCTTGTAGTTGCCGCCGTCGATCTCCGACAGCACGGTTTCCATGATCCAGACCCACGGCTCGCGATCGGCGCTCGTCTCGGCGACGTGGCTGTTCATTTCCGCGAGCAGGTCGTGCGGAAAACCGCCCTCGCTCGGGTCCATGCCGGCGAATTCGCACAGATAGCGCCAGGCGAGGGCGACGGCGGCGTAGTTGGCGGCCATACGGTTCGCGCCATCATCAGCGCCGCTCGCAATGCATTTCGCAAGTGCCTTGTCGCGCAGTGTCGCGTAATGCTCGAGCACGGCGCGCTTATCGAGGCCCGCCAGATACTCGAGCCACTGCCGAACCGGGAAGCGCGGCAGATCGTCGGGCAGCAGCGGGCCGCGCTTGCCGGTCAGCGTCGTGCGCACGAGCTTGCCGAGCAGGCTTCGTACGGGCACATCCTCGCCGGCCAGCATCACGGGCGCGCACAACAGGTATTCCGTCATGTCGGTGCCGCGGCGCGTCACGGTGTACTGGTAGTTCTCCTGCAACAGCCCGACCGCCTTGTCGATTACGTCCTGTCGACGCGCGGACAGCTCTTCCCATCCGACCGGGTGGCTCGTATGGCTGATACTCGTGAGCAGCCGGAATTCGGTTTGCAGCGATTGCCCGGAGAACATCGTGAACGCGAGCGAGCGCTCGAGGCGCTTGATGAGTGTCGACTTGCCGGCGCCCTTGTTTGCCTGGATCGTGATGTGCGGCCAGAAGCCGAGCAGCGCCTTCAGGTGCCCGCCGAGCGCCCACACGAGCGGGATGGTCGCTGCGTTCTGCTTGAATGTCGTCTGGTAGGCCGTGATGACGCGGCGTGCGTCGCTGGTCGAGCCGCTCGGGAACGTCAGGTTGTGATACGGGCACTGCTTGTCGGCTTCGGTGAAGTAGCAGTCCGGCCCCTCGTTGACGATCAGGCGGCCGTCGCGCCATGCAAGCCCGACGAAGTTCGCGGCCTGGCGCGCGCCGAGGTCGGCGCCGCGCTCGAGGATGTTGACCATGCGCTTGAACGGCGCCGGTGCCCAGATCGGGCCGAACTTGCCCCACTGGTCGACGTTGTGGAGCTGGTCGTCGAGCATCACGCGGCGGACGAGCTGCGCACCATGCCGCGGCGTTTGCACGGACACGGCGAAGTAGACGGTCGGCGCCTGGTCGGCGTCGCCCGTCATCGTCGACGTTGCGCTCGCGACCGATACGCGGCTGATGCCGGCGATGCGAAAGCCGCACAGGTCCGTCATGACGGGCGTCTCGACGCCAGATTCCTCGTTGCGGTCCATCTTCGTGATGTAGCTCGTGAAGTCAGGACGCACGCGGAAGCGCCAATACTGTGCGAAGTCGTGCGACGGCAGAAAGATGCGCGGCCGGCCGCGGCGCGTGGCGTCGCCTGCCAGGCCGGCAATGAGCCACGGCTCGAGTTGCTCGAGCGCGCGCGCCAGCTCGACCGGGCCGCGCAGTTGCAGGTAGTCGTTCACGTCGTTGATCGGCTGCTGCTTCGTTTCGCCGTCCGCCAGATCGGCGAGCCAGCCGGCTTGGTCGACGAGTACGGCGCTGATGTTAAGGCTCGCGAGACGCTCGTAGAGCGCCCACGCGGCTTCCGGGCCGGGACGGTGGCCGGCGCGCGGATGGCCGTCCGCGAACGGCTCGTCGTTGTCGAGGCAGATCACGACCTGCTTACCGCGCAGCGACGAGAAGTCGATCGCGTCAACGTTGGCGAGGCCGCGCAGCGCGAGCGCCGCTGCGCCGGGCATCGCGCAGGTGTCGATCGACAGCGCATTGATTGCGCTTTCGACGATGAATACGCGCTTCGCCTTGTCGAGACGCCGGGCGTCGGCGGTCCAGCCGTAGCCGGCCTTGTCGCCCTGTGTCTGCGTCTTGACGCCGCCATTGAGCGCCGGGTCGACATAGCGCATGTCGACGGCGACGACACGGCCGGCCGCCGGCTCGCGCACGATGAATGCGGCGGCCGGGCCGGCGTGCCCGACTTCGCCGGCGGCGACTTTCGAGCTCGTCCACGTGTTGAAGCCGAGCGAGCGCGCGGCGAACGCGGCGTCGATTGCCGCGGCCGAAATGCCGCGGCCGCCGAGGTATTCGCGCACGCGGTCGCGCTCGGCGAGGCAGCGGTCGGCGATGTATTCGACGGTCGACTTCTCGCGGCGCTCCGCCGGCGCCGGTCGATCGAGCGGGATGCCGTAGGCGTCGTGCAGGTAGCGCACCGCGTCGGCGACCGTGCCGCCGCGCGCGTGGATCACCAGGTCGATGCACGAGCCGCCGGCATCGGCGCTGTGATCGCGCCAGCCGGTGCCGTGCTTCGGGTGGTTCACGTAGATCGACAGGGACGGGCTCTTGTCCTCGTGCTGCGGCGAGTGATAGAGCGCCTTGTCGCCGCCGCGGCCGCGCTTGAGGCCGAGGCGGTCGGCGAGGTCGTGCAGGTCGATTCGTTGTTTCAGTTCGTCGATCGTGGCCATTTCTGTGTCTGCTACTTGGGTTGCTGCGGTGTGCGGTCGGTGGGGTTGCCGGTCGTGGCCGGGCTGAACACGACGGCGTGCAACGCCGCGGCGGATTCGGGGAAGGCGAGGGCGAGGCGGCCGCTGAGCGCGGCGACGAACAGGCCGAGCATGCATTGCCGTTGAAGGCTGCCCGGCTTGTTGTCGAAGCGCAGCGTGCCGGCGGCCGCGGCGATTGCGGAGGCGAGCGCGATGTCGTGCGGCGCGCGGTTCGGATCGTGGTTCATGCGGGAATCCTCCCGAGGATGGCGTGTTCGTTCTGTTGGATTCGATGCACGGCGATTTGCAGATTGGCGCGCGCCGTCATCGCCTCGTCGAGCATGTCGCGCAGCCGGCGCTTATTTCGCTCGAGGTTCGCGGCCGCGTGCGCGATCGCGGCGTCGCGCGTGGGGCCGACGCCGGCCGCCATGCCGGACGCAAGATGCGTGACGGCCCACTTTTCGGGGTGGCCGTGCGGCGCGTGGCGCTCCATGTGAACGCCGAAGGTTGCGCCGGCGTCGTTCGGAATCACGACGTGATCGCCGCTCACGGTGCGAAGGCCGGCGGTCGTCATGAGCTCGTAGCGGATCGATGCGGCCGTCATGCTCACCACTCCCCGGCGAGGCCGCCAAGCGTGTTCAGGTGCGAAATGACTTCGATTCGCAACAAAATGCGCGCCCACGGAACACACGCCGGAACCTTCAGCATTCGGAATTCCGCGATCTGAGCGAGCATCACGTAGCGTACGGAGTACCGGTAGCGGATCTCCGCATCCATGTCGTCCGACGGTAGGGGTTCAGCAAACAGGTTCATGTCACCCTCGAAAAAGCCGGGGCGTCGTGCGGACCGCCCCGGAAAAGCGCCGCGCCCCGAGGCATCGGGGAGTGCGCGCGGCGTGAAAGTGGATGCGCTATCGGGCGATGCAGCGCGACAGCGCGTGATCGGATCGCCTCGAGCTTGTCGACGGCGGCCGGCGCGGCGCTATGTGGGCTTGGCTTGATTGGCTTTGGTCGCCGCGCGTTCGTATGCGGCGCGATCAGCCCATACGATCAAGCCCACACGGCCCGCGCCGAGCGCTGCTTCGGCCGTCGTGATCGCGTCGGTTGCGAACGAGACGAGCGTTCCCCGCCGCATGGCGCGGATGTCCGTCATGGACTGTTCGAGGAGCTGGAAGCGCAGGTGGTCGTTGCCGATCTCGGCGAAGAATTCCGTGAGCGTCATGGCTTACCTCCGCGGCGGAACGGACCAGGCCAACGCCGCGACCAGGGCGACCAATGCGGCGACGCCGACCGCGAACGCGATGGTGCGTGCGTGGCGTACATCGAACAGGCGCAGCACGTCGGCGGTCAGGCAGTGAATGCCCGTGAGCGAAAAAGAGAGCATCAGCAGTACGCCGACGCCGAAAACGTAGGGCTTCATCGTGTGGTTCCTCATGTATGCGCCGGCGGCCGGCGCAGATGGGTCAGTCGTTGGTGTCATTTGCCGCGCAGCGTTTCGCGTCGAAGCTGCACCGCAAGCGGACGTATTCGCGGTTCTGCATCGCTCGCGCCGCGGATTCGACGACAAGGCGAACCGCGGGCGGAGCCATGTCGAAGTCGCCGACCATGCGCAGGCGCGACCAGGCCGCGCGCAGCTCGAGCTCGGAGAGAGGCGCGCGCATCGTGATCAGTGCAGAAGCCGGATGGTCGGAACGAGCGCCGGCATGTCGGTCGCGGCATCCCAGCGGCCGCCGAGCGCGTAGCCGAGCTTGCGGGCGGCGCCGAGAAACACGATGGCGTCGACGTCGGCGTTCCAGAGCTTCCGTAGGTATTCGCGGCGTTTCTCGAGTGGAAGGTCAGAGACGATGAAGGGAAAAATGAGCGGGGCGGCAGCGGAGGTCGCCATATTCGTCTCCTTCTTTCAGTTGGCGAGGGACTGTTGCTTGAGGCCGGGCGCGAGCGTGTCGAGGTCCGTAGTCGACATGCCGAGGAGCCGGGAGACGTGGCGAAGGTTGGCGTACAGTTCGAGTGCGACGCCGCGCTCGGTGGTACGAGACAGGTCCTTTGCGAGCATGCCGCGGTAGCGCAAAGCTGACAGGCGCTGCGAGACGGTGAGGCGTCCCGTCTGTTGCGGCACCAGGCGACCCTCGAGTACGTCGAGCACCCATGCGCGGAACGACTTCGCACGATCGGTGCGAGCAAGCATGCCGAGCAGGTAGCAGCCACGCGGGCTGAAGATGCGGACCTGCTGGCGGCCGCCGGCGGTGTCGAGCTCGAGGAGCTGCGTCATCTCGTCGGTGAATTCGTCGGCGTTTCGCGAGTAGAGGTCGTCAATTGCCTGACGCGGGTTTTGGTAGGCCAAGGCGTCAGCAACTTGCTTACCCCTTAGCCACGGCACGTTGTGAATATCGACCACGTCGAACTCGACGGTTTCGAACACGAGAACGGCGGATGAGGCGTTGTGCTGCATGGATTTCTCCTTTCTTCGGGCAAAAAAATCCCCTCGCGCCGGTTAGGCACGATGCGAGGGGAAACAGCGGAAGCGGGTTAGGGTGCTAGACGGGCAGCTCGAGCTGCTGCGCGAGGCGTTCGCGCACGTGCGGCGAAAGCGGCAGGTTCAGCGACAGATTCGGCGTCCCGGACGGCGACAGCGTGCGTGCGAACTCCATGTTCACGACGTACGTGTGGCCGCATTCGGGGTTGTTGCACTGATACGTGACTTCGCGGAAGGTCAGCGACATTTCGCGGCTGCTGCGTGCGGTGGCTCGCGTGCGGCAGTGAGGGCAGCGATTCAGGATTCGCATGACGAACTCCCTGGGCGGCATTCGCCGTAGCCGCGGCGGGCGCATTCGCAATGCACACCCACTTCGCCAAGTGTGGCAACGGCGTCAAGGTATTTGCGGGTGACGAGCACGAAGCCGACTGCGGCGACGAGCGTGTCGATTTTGTCGATCACGACTCCCTGCCCGCCGCTGAGGAAACGGCTGACCTGAGAGTCATCCCATCCCAGAGCTTGTTGCACGTCCTGACGCTTGGGGCCGTGCAGAGCATGGCGAAGCGCTGGCTCGATTAGGGCAGGGTTTCGCATGATTCAATGCCCCACAACGGGATTTGCGTGCGCTTGCGCGCTCGCGTCGGTAACTTTGGCCTGATACCGCTCAACCCCTTCGAGGTAGATTAGTCGCGCGACGCTGGACGTCGAGCGATTTTGGGACGCGGACAGCTCTTCGAGCGTGCGGCGTTCGTCCGGCATGAGCCGCATGTACACGGGCTTGTTGGACAACACGCCGCGCGGCGAGCGCGTAACGGGAGCTTTCTTGCGAAGCATGGCGGTATACTTCCCTTCGTTAACCTTGCACAAACACATGATATGCGGTCGTTTGGCCTCATGTCAACGAATTTTAAATTCAAATGAATTCATTTGCGGAGCGCCTACGAGAAGAACGTCTGCGCCTTGGATTGAATCAGACGGACTTCGCCGCGTCTGGAGGGGTTAAGCGAGATGCGCAGCAAAACTATGAAAGCGGTTTGCGGCGCCCCGACTCCTCATATCTGGAAGCGATTGCCGCGCTGGGCGTGGATGTGGCGTATTTGCTGACAGGGCAGCGCAATGCATCGGAGCTGTCGGCAGACGAGGAAGTCTTGCTTGCGGGATATCGCTCGCTTGACGCGAAGGGGCGTGCCGGTGTGCTCGGCATGATCGGGGGGATGACGCAGCAGGTTCCTGTCGCGCCGAAGGCTGCGAAAACCAAGGCGGTTCATCAGAATTTCGAAGGGGCGAAGATCGGGAATCACGTGGTTGGCGATGTGACGGCGCCCTTCACAATCAACATGGGAGGACCAGGACGAAAAAAGAAGCGGGAAAGCTAACGCACCTGGGAGAAACAAACGGCGAGGCCAGCCGTAGGAGAAAAAGAAGGTAATGAATCAGAAATTCAGCGGAGAGGTCGGGCAGGTTGCTGGCGGAGATGTAAAGGCCAGTAATGCGCAAGCCAACGTCAATATCCACCTGCATAGCGGGGCAGAATCGAAGCAGTACATCAGCGAACGCCAACGGCGCGCAATCGGAGCAAAAGTCTTTGAGCTTGAGGCAAAGACCGGTGTCGAGAAACTCATGGTGTACCGCCGCTTGAGGACGGTGTTCAAATTCTCGAGCATGGACGAGATGCCGCGTGATCTGTTTGAACGCGTGATGCGGTATCTCGACGGGTGGATACGCAACGGGTCAGCGGATCAGTCCCCGCGTGCCTCTGTTCAATCGGAGCTCAACGAACGTAAACACGCCGCACCGCAATCACTCGCGCCCGCTGAGTCACAGGCCGACCACGCGGTTCGACAAGCCGACGCCACGGCGCCAATTGAACCGGAATTCACGCTGGCACAGCAACAGAAAAAGCAATCGCCTTGGCTTGCTGTATCGATCGCCGTAACGGTGACGATAGCCGTTGTTGCGACGATGTACGTTGTGATGCACCGACCAGACAAGTCCGCGCAGAATCAAGTGGCTGCCATATCACCACATTGCGAATATGGCGGCAATCGCTATTCGCCCGGTAGCGTGGTCATGCAAGCAGGTGTGCGCCGACAGTGTGCGACTACGGGTGATGGTGCCGCATGGCAGAAAGCGGACACAGCCCGGCGCTAATTCGTCGCGCTTTCGCAAAATAATTTCTAACAGGCGCACACGATTGCGCTATTCATTCCGGGGAACTCATGAAAGTATTACTTCTGTTTGTTGCGACGATCCTAATTTGGGGCATCGTTTGGAGAGCTCTTGCGAAATTCTGGAGGGGCAAGGGGCACCGTGGGTTCGCATCTCATTTGGGTGCCGGCATTGTTGGTTTTGCCGTGTCGATGATCTTCTTTGGGACGCTTGCTCCAGAGGAGGAGCAAGCGAGCGTTGCATCAGCGTCCAGTTCCTCAGCGGTTGCTTCTTTGGCGGCTCCTGATGTTTCCGCAAGCAGCTCATCCGCAGAACAACGAGTGTCGCGGCCAGCCGTAGCCACCTCAGTCGAGGCAGCATCGTCCAGTTCAGAAAGTAAAGGCGAAAAAGAAGGCAATGCGAATGAGGATCGGGACTTGGGCATGACCCCCAAGCAATATGCGGCTCGTTTCGATGAGATCGTGAAAACGATGGATTTGCCGTTCCGGGCTCGTTTCTCCAACAAACACCATGGAAGCGTTGTAGATACGGTTCGCGCAGACTTTGACGAGCACATGGGTTTGATTGCTCGTGTGAGCAAAGAATCCGGGAAACTTCTCGAAGTCATGTTTATCGGCGGTAGTGACGGAACCCCTGATACCGCCGCCAACATCGTGCTGGTGGCCGCTGCTGCCCTAACTGCTGCTATTCCAGACATATCCGTCAAATCCGTGACACCCAAAATCATGGATATGGTGACGAAGTATAAGGAGGGTGGAGACAATCAGGAACGCGTTCTTAACGGCGTAAAGCTCTACTACCTGAGAGGCGAAGGGATCGGACATTGGTTCGGGGCAACACCGGCCTGATCCGAAAGGAATTTCATTTTCCTGCTTTCCTGAAATGCGACCGGTGCCGCTCCGTCGTCGGATCGTCCCGCATTTCGAGCTCGAGCGCGGTCGTGAATCCAACGTCGCCGATCGTGTGCGTTGTCTTTTTCACGAGCCACGGCGTCTCGTCGATTTCCGGTTTGAAGCCTGACACGGTCACGGGCATTTCCGGGAACAGTTCGGCGCGGCCGCGCGCGAGCGTGTAGCTCATCGTCGCCTGGCTGCGCTGCATCCGCTTGAACTCCGCTTGCGCGGCAGCGCGCGCTTCCGCCTCCGTTGCGTAGTCTTCCGGCAGCACCTTCACGTTCTTGTTGTTCTCACCGCCGACGATGACCGACTTCCGCTTCGCGCGGCCGGTCGAATGGTAGTGCGCGCGCACGGCCGCGTAGTTCTCGCGTTCGGACACGTGGTAACGATGACTGTCGCCGCTCGCGCGCGTCAGTTCGAGCACGTCGAGCTGCTTTCCGCTCGCCGTCTGGCCGGTGCCGATCGGCATGAACAGCAAGCGTAGATCCTTCACGTTCATGACGGCGTCGTAGCGCTTCGCCAGGCGCGTCAGAAACGACATGTCCGATTCGTGCGTCTGGTCGATGTGCGCGATCAGGATCCTCGCGAGCGCGTCGCCGACGATCGGCGCCAGCGAGTAGCGCCCGGCGATCGCGTGGACGATCGAGCCGATCGTCTGTCGATGCCAGCTCTTCTCGCGGCGCTCCTGCATGCCGCTCGTCATCGCGGCCGAGCGCGCGCGGATGGTGATGATGTCCGGCGCGCCGCTGTGCTCGACTTCGTTCACAACGAAGCTGCCCTTGTCGACGAGCGGCTCGCCGGCCCATCCGATCGACGCCTTGATTGTCGCGCCGCGCTTCGGAATGTCCAGATCGTTTTTCGAGTCGTCGAGCACGATATCGATGGTGTCCGCCTCGTCGGAGCGCGACTCCGAAATCGACAGCGACACGAGCCGCGGCGCGAACAGGCGCGACAGATCGCGGCCGCCGACTGAAATGCGGTAGTCCGGCTGCGGATGAAGGCGCGCGACGCGCGGCGCGTCCTGTAATTCCGCTCTCGTGGTGCGTTCGTTCGTCGACGTGGTCATCAGCGCTTGTCCTTGCGCGTATTCTTCTCGCGCGTCGTGCGCAGCACGTCGTCGTCGACGCGCTCGATCGTGAGCTGGAACTCGATGCGCCGCGGCGTGCCGTCCGCCGTGTGGTAGCTCTGCGTCTCGTTCAGCTCGGCGATCACGTACGCGCCGTAGACGTTGCCGGCGCCGTCGACGAGCACGTACGCTTCGCCGGTGTCCGCCATCGCGGCGAGCTCGCGAATCGACGCGATCGAGCCGAACGTCTCGGGCGCGACGAGGCCGTTCAGCGTGATCGTGTCATCGCCGACGCCGGCGAACTGGCGGCCGTCGCGCGCGCCGACGCGCGAGCTCGTCGGATGCTTCCACGTGCGCCGCCGCTGCAATTCGCGGAACGGCGCGCTCGTCAGGCTGAAAACGAATTGGTCGAG